TATTATATTTTGCTTTTTATAAAGATGACCGCAAACTTTATATATTTGATTTGATGAATACCCCGCATACTATGACTTATAAGAGTTGTCCTGTTTCAACGATGGATAAAAGTCGGGGTATGGTTCACAAACCGATATGCGAATATAAATTGAGTGACGCCATAGAAATTTTGGATGTTATTTGATTTTTTCAATATTCACTATATTTATAGTAAAACTTATTAAATATGAAAAATTTATTACAAGGTAACAACATTGAGTTGTTAAAAACATTGGAACCGAATTCAATTGATTCGGTCGTTACAGACCCCCCTTATGGATTATCATTTATGAATAAGAAGTGGGATTATGATGTTCCCTCCGTTGAATTTTGGAAAGAGGTTTATCGGGTGTTAAAACCTGGTGGACATATCTTATCGTTTGGTGGAACCCGAACATACCATCGTATGGTTGTTGCCATTGAGGACGCAGGTTTTGAAATACGCGACCAAATACAATGGATATATGGTTCGGGGTTTCCAAAGAGTTTAAACATCGGTAAAGCCATTGATAAGATGGAGGGTAATGAAAGAGAGGTAATTAAAGAAGAAGTTACACCTTATAAAGTTAATAATACAAAAGATAATAATATTATTAATGAAGGAACTTTTGCGAATAATTTTTCAAAAGAAATAGATGATAATGGTTATAGAATAAAAACTATATCAAAAGGTAATTCCGTTGGTGAAGGTTGGGGTACTGGTCTAAAACCCGCAAATGAACCGATTGTATTAGCTCGCAAACCTATAAGTGAAAATACTATTGCGGAGAATTTTATGAAGTGGAATACAGGTGGTATTAATATAGATGAAAGTAGGGTTAATTTAGAGAAGGGTGAAAATACAGGTAGAAATAATAAAGAAGGTGAAAATGGTTGGAAAAATAGTAGTGGTGGTAAAAATGAAAATAAAATAAGAGAAGAAAATAATGAAGAATTATTAGGTCGTTTCCCCGCCAATATCATTTTGGAATGCACTTGTGATGAAGTTATTAATGGTGACACTGGTGACATCCATACCGACCCTAATTGTCCGTGTAGATTAATGAACGACCAAAGTGGTGAATTAAAAACTAAAAATGGAGGAGTTGGTAAAGGTAATTCTATAAATAATGGCTCTAAAACAGGAATGAAGGGTAAAATTGTAAGTTGTTTTGATGATAAAGGTGGAGCCTCTAGATTCTTCTACTCCGCAAAAGTTAGTAAAGCCGAGCGTAATATGGGTTTAGATGGATTCCCACTTGGCGAACCAAGACAAAACAACCACCCCACCATTAAACCCGTTCAGTTGATGTATTATTTATGTAACCTAATAACCCCCAAAGGAGGGGTAATTTTAGACCCTTATATGGGTAGCGGTAGCACAGGTATTGCAGCTAAATTGGGTGGTTTTATCTTCATCGGAATGGAACAAGATGTTGATTACTTTAATATAGCTAAATCTAGAATAAATAACTATGAACAATATCAAAAATTTTTGAAGAAATGATTACATTTAAATTAAAAAACTTTAAGGAAATATCCGATAAGTCATTAGCTTGTGACTATTTTATCTTAAATTACGCTTGTATTGATGGTATTAAGGGTATTAAAGCTAACTTTGACATAGAGGTTAAGTCAACCAATTTTTTTAGACCTGACGGAATAATTAAAATGTTTGGGTCAATGGACGAAATAATAGATTTTTATAATTAATATGGAAATAAGTCAGGAGTATTGTGACATTGCAAACGAACGAATTGAATTATTAAAAAATAATTTTAAATTATTTTGACTTTTGCTAAAATTCAATATATTTATTATTATAAACTTAAACTGAAAAACTAAAAATGAAAAACGACTTAAAAACAATTAGTGCATTTACCATATGGTTTTGTTCACTTATGGTATTTAATTATTATACTTTAATAAACTTTGGATTTCTTGCATCATTGGGTATTTCTTATATGATTTCAATATTATCCGCAGGTGTTTATAGTTATTTAAATACCCCAAAATATTAACATCGGGGCTCCCATTCTGAATGTTGATTTATTTTTTTTTTAAAGCCCTCGATTCGTCGGGGGTTTTTTATTGTTGGTATATTACAACATTAATAATAAATATAAGTATTTGTGCTGGTTTTTACTGACTTTCTTGATTATCAAATTTTTCAATGATTCGTTTAAAACCAAATCTTGATTTTAACGCAGAAACCATCCGTTTTGGTAATAATTCGAGTTCACCTAGATTCTCAATCAAAGAAACAAAATAAACTGAATAAAACCCCCCCAAAATGAACGAGGGCACTATATGAAATAGTATTTGATATTTGGCAATATGAAATGACATTGCAATCAAGAATGTTGTTGCAACAAAATATAATGGCATTCTAAATAACCTTGACGATGTAAAATTTTTGTTTTTAAAGGACTTGATAATACCCGTCCCCCAATCGCAAAACATTAATACCCAAAGTGTATATATCGCATATGGTTCATCATATACCCAATTTGCAATAAACGAAGTTAAGCTAAATATAAAACCAAAGGTTATATTTAATAGGGGGGTTTTATACCCTAATAATGAACTAAAAAAGTCATTCAAACAGGTAAACCCAAAAAATGTTTTTTGTTCGGTATAACACATAGTATTAACAATCTAAACAATTATTACAAGTGCGACAGCCAAGTTGGATTCCGTTACCGGCATTTCCAGGCATAATTAAACCGCTGTCCCAACCCGCAGCTTGATTGGGGGTTATAATATCGGAGTTATTAGTCGTGTATTGACTAAAACTATTTCCACTCAAACACAAGAATGAATTAAGTCGTTTTTCATAGAATTGGGCTCTGTTGTCCAATTCATTTTGCATATACTTTAAGTATGTCAAATCGGGGTTGTCCGAAAAGTCCTCAAATTGTGATTGAGCCCCTTTATTTTTAATTTGACCATTTAAAAATGGTAATGCCAAAGCCAAACAACGATATGCTTCGGATGGTTTAATATAATCTTGAATAAGGGTCACTTCGTCACCATTTAATGTTTGTGCAGAAAACGCATTAATCAAATAGTTATAAAAGTTTGCACCCAATATATCTTGAATAAACAATTCCTCCGCCATTTGTAAATGTGGAGTTAAGTCCTTAATGTCAAGGTTTCTTGATATTGGTAGGTTGTCCTGTAAATATTGCTCTGAAACAAAGTAAATTCGTGCCATAATTAATATAATTGATAAAGATTAAGGGTTACGGAACCCTGTATTTTATTAACCCCCAAATAAAAATTCAATATGTTATTCAATTGTCGTTGGTTTGGTAATATAAAAGTGTTTTTAAATATGTTATAAGCGGTTTCAAGTTGTTGTGACTGACCCAACGCACCAGGTGTTGAAATGCCCATTATAACGGGGTCAATTGTGTGTGAAAAGGCAATATTCTTTATAATCATTTCCTGTGTTACCGCAAACGCTTCGTCCAAAGTGTTTGATTCAATTGACTGAATATCGGGTGACAAATCTTTACCATTGGAATAAAATACCATTGCTCTACCTGTATTTGATGCTCCACCAAATGAGGCTTGTAGTTGACGGATAAACGATTGTTTCTCCTCCTCGTTCGCAGGTTTTTCATATATTTTAATAGCCAATGACGGGTTCAAAGAGTTTTCAATATTTGCTTTATGATAATATGATATTTGACCATCTAAAAATATCCAATTCGCAGCATTCGCATAAACGGGTTGTGAATAGTATTCAAGTCCTGGACTATATGTTTGGTATGATAACATTTGACATTTTTCATCTTTTCTATATGCATCAAATGCGGGTATTTTTTCAATCTTGTTTTTATTCATACCTTTACCCCACTTTGAGTTAATAACATAGAAACGGGTTTTACCCTCAATCTTTTTACCAACACGAACCCAAGCAGGGTCAACTCGTTCAATGGCAATAATTTTAGTATGTTCATCGTTCCAATACACTTTATGACAAACCCTTGAATGAACTATATAGTCATATGCGAGTTGGTTAATAAATAAGTCATCAAACTTATATTTCCATTGTTCCAACTCAATCTTTTGCATTTCAGTTGTGTTGGGGTTATATGTATAGGTTAATCCACCCCCAATTAAATTTAACACTTTAAAATTAATTATTGACGAGTGAAATGGTGAACTATAAAATAATTCATTAAGATGGTTTGGATAAAGGTTATCTAAACCAAAATAGACATATTCGTCATTAACAACCTCTTGTATTGGTTCGTTATAATTGTATTTACCATTTCGTCCAAAATCAAATTTTTTATGGTCAAATAGTTCCACCGATTTAACGGGGGTTTCCTTTGGTCGTGTTATTTCTAGTCCAAATAGTTTCATATGTTTTATTTATATACTTCTTGTATTGTATTGTCGTCACCATTAACTATAACTTTACCAACCTCCACTAAACTTGTAGCTGCGGAAATAATTAAATTAGTTGGTGAATTTTGTTGGTAAATGGTGTATGAATACATACCAGGAGTTAAGTTTATAGTTCCACCAGTCAAGTTTGTAAAAGTGGAACCTGTTTCAATAATGTTAAATTCATTATACCTTGTTACATATGATGAAACATCCGTTGCAATGAAATTAACAACATCGCGGGTATTACCATTGACAAAACTAAATAAATAGTTGGGGTTGTTTAATGTAGTTTTTTCAGTTAATGTCAAAACTACAACATTGCTTTGATTTTTAGTAATATTAATCATTAAGTATATATATTAAAAAACCCCCTTGTTAATTACTATTTTACAAAGGGGCAAAAAGAAACACCATACCCCTCCAGATATGGTGTTTCCAAACTTACTGAATATATATTATAACAAACCTGCTATAATAGCTTCGTCAACTTCGTAGGCTGGATTTGCGGCCTCAGAGGTCAAGGTTAAAGTATAACCATTAAAATCTGCTTTTGCCAAACCTGAACCTCCACCGCCAGTTGTCAAGTTCACTTTGTCTTCGTCAAAGCCGAAGCCCCAATAAAGTCCATTTGAATCTTTAACAATTACGGTTAAGTTTGGTTGACCTGCGGCAATCAAGATTAACGATTGTCTTTTAACTGCTTCTCTGCGAGCTATTTGTAGTGTAATAGTATCGTTATAAAAAGTTGAACCATTCTGAAGGTTAATCGTTGGAACCTCTTCATAAGATGATGTACCTCTGTTAAATTCATATTCAACAAATACACTTGCACCCGATAAGGTTATTGCACCAATAACACCAGATGCTTCAGTATACGACGTGACATAGTCCGCCGGTATAACATAAAATTTAACTAGACCACCTGCGTTGTTGTCACAACTCTTAGTAATACCTAGTAATGAATTACATACTGCCATTTTTTTATATTTTTAATTTCTTTTATTTTTTTGTGATAATAGGGGGGAATTATATATCCCCCCCCGTATTATCTATATATAGGGTGTGTGGTATTAGTTAAAATACACAATTTCATTACCATTAAGGTAATCCACACCAAATTTAAACCTACCAGCGATTCTCATCGTATCAATAGCTTGTACATTCCATTGTGGGATGATAGTTACTGATTCGTAGTCGTCCAAAAGGTCGGTCAAAAGTACGAAGTTACTTTTTCTACCTGCAACCATTTTATTGTTTGACATACCAGGAGCCCATAATACAGGTATACCTAAGAAATTTGGTTCCTTAGCACCTACATAATAAGCTTCAGATGATGCGTTTGCAATAGCTTGTTGGTATAGTTTGTAAATTTGTGTTGGTACATAAATAACCAATTCAGGGTCATTAATAACCGTTTGTGGAATTGCGTTATATACGGCGTTAATTGAAGCGATGATATTAGCCGATGTAGCAGCAGTTGCAGTTACATCAATAACATCTGCGTCAGCAAGTAACTTCATAAATAATCCGTCACAAATATTTTGTGGATAAGTAACGGATGTACCTGAACCCTGCCATACAGCAACTTCTAAGTCAGCAGAAATTTTCTTTCTTACTTCACCTAACATATAGTTAGTAAATATTTCAGGAGAAACTTCACCAGTGTTTGAACCTGGTCTTAGAAATTCACCCAAAAAGTTTGCCTCAAAAGTTGTAACACAAAGTTCCAATTGGAATTCTTTGTCACAAACCTCGAAAGCTTTTTGGTCTAAAGTACCTTCACCTGATGGAGACCAAGAGCAACCTGAATCTTTCACCAAATTACCAATATCGTATTTTGGAAGTTTAATTTTTGATTTTACACCAGGAATAACACGGAATGTATCCTTTGAAGGGCCTGCCAACAATGCGGTGCTAAAAAAGTCAACTGCATCTTTACCATCATATGTAGTATTGTCGGTAATGGCGAATTTAAATTGTTTTGCTAAATTACTCATTTTTTTATATTTTATATATATGTTTTTATTTATTTTTTGTTAAGGGGTATTGATTCCAACTTAACCTTTAAAGAATTTACTTTATTCATTCTTGAAAATTGTTCCAACATTTCATCGACTGCAATTGGTTCAACCTCGTGTGACTCCAAAGTTTCAATACGAGTTGCAAGTTCAGCGATAATCATTCTCATTTCCTCGTGACGAGGTTCAAGAATATTCATTACCTCTGTAATAATAGCTGTTACCTCTTCAGGGGTTACTGAAAGTTGTGTTTCATCTTCTGCAACCGCAGTGGTTTCAGCTGACCTTACTTCGTTTATTAAACCTTCGGCGTCAACAAAAATTGTTGTTCCGTCGTCAATTGTGTGTTCCCCTTCCGGAGCTTGTTCCAATGTTCCGTCCTCCAATATAACAAATACTGGTGAACCAACCGCCAATTCACCCTCAACAGAAACTCTCGTTCCGTTGTCCAAAGTGTATTCGGCAAATTTTAACCTTTTTTTCATTTTTATTTCTATATTTTGTTTATTTATTTCTATATCGGCTAGTGCCAATTCAAATTCTTTATTTTTATTAGATTCTAGTCGTTCCTTGTCACTTTGTTCAACACGGATTTGTTCAAGTTTACGACCTGCCCATTCAATACCCTCTGTTCCACCCCAAGCAAGCCACATTAATGCTCCGCAGTCCTCCGTTGGATTTCCTTTGGAGTTTTCATAGTGACGGGCAAACGATGACATACGGGCAATTGTTTCCTCCGATATGTTTTCACCCTTTGAAAGTTGGTTTGCTCTTGCCCATCCAACTAAAGTTCCACAACTTAATTGAGGGTTTTCCTCTTTAATTCTTAAAGCTCTTTGTGCATTTTCAATCGCAGCTTTGGGGTAATCGTTATATGACTCAAATGTTTCATATTGGGGGGTTATTTGACTCAATGCAAGTCCCATTAACCCCTCAACACTAAATCCAAATTTACCTTTGTCCTTGACCTCCATTTTCCAAAATTCAGGGTCGGTTACTTTAACCTCCACAAACCAAGTTCCCTTTGGTAAATCAAAACCATATGACTTTGACTTATCAAGTTCGGGGTTATCTATAATCCACGACCCCTTAATAAATGCGGGGGCAATAGTATTACTATGGTCTAAATTGATTTGTTCCGTTTTTGGGTTTTGATTAAATTTTTCAACCATCTTTTCAATAACCTCTTCTGTAAACACAACATTGTATTCACCCAATTCGTTATCATATCTATATATTTTTAAGTTCGGTATAATCGCAGGTCCTGCAATTATTTGTTTCTCTTCGTCAAACTTAAATTGAAAAGTTTTTTTTTGATTCTCAAACTCGTTTTTCTGAGTAACACAAAATTCACAAGGTCCTGTTTCACTTTGACCAAATAACCAATTGTCATCAATAATTTCACATTTACAATCGTCGTGACAAGGGGGTAATACCGCAGCAAAGGCAAAACCTTTAATCATTATTGCCGGATTCATAACCAAAGAAATAAAATCAATACCGGACTCGTCAAATTCGTTAATATCAATTTTGTATGTTGGTATTTCTTTTTTCATATCAATTATAAATATATTTTTTATTTTTTTGTTAATAGGGGGTCTGTTATAGGTTTGCCACTTTAACAATCGGTATGTCATTTAAACCCAACTCTTTTTTCATTGATAACATATTTAATAAAAACAAATAGTTCATTTCAAGTATTTGGTC